CGTGGTAAATCAAAGAAGAAACTCAAGGGGTTGTTGGCTGATCTCTAATGAAAAGTTTAGTTGATAAAATACCAGAATTTTGTATGAGTCATTGGTTACTTCGTATTCCATTGGCCATCGTATTCCTTCAACAGGGCCTTGATAAATGGCCCGTTGATGCCGCAACTGCAGAGTCTTTTGCACTCCCATTGATTGTTTGGGTCTTTGTTGTTTACGGCGAACTTGGTTCGGGTGTTGGATTACTTGTTGGTGGAATACTCGCCAACTGGTTCAAAGAGTTTGGTGATTTGATTACACGATTTAGTGGTATTACAATTTGTAGTATTATGACAGGTGTTATCTGGATCGGCGAACCTGAGAGTTTTATGGATGTAATCCTGTACGATAACTTCCACGTTCTCTTGTGGGTTGGTGGAATGTTTTTTGCACTGAGAGGTAATAGAACTTGATACAATGGTATGACATTGTTGCGGCAATAATTTGTTCGTGGTTTATGATGAATTTCTTTTTCGTTCCATTTATCGGCCCTATTCTTGCATATGGAATATATGAGGGATGGGTGCAGGGATATTGTGAATATAGAAGGAAGATGTAATGTACACCGTCGAGTTTGATATGGATGAAGTGGCAATTACAATATTAGACGACACAGGTAATCATGGTGATTTAAAAATTCTCGCATATGATGACCTCGTCTATATTTGCCAAGAAGATGATGAAAGTGATATACCGAATATATTAGAGATCAATCCTCAGATGTGGGAAGAGTTGATAAATGCAATTCATTCTCCAGAAGGAAGTTTTGTTACAGTAAGGAGAAGTGAAAGATGACAGAAGGCCCATTTCAAGCTGCCTTTGACAGTGATGTTGAAGGTGTTATACGCAGAGAGATTGTCACATATCGTATGAAGAACGGTATGATGGTAAAGGAATCTGCGTGTCGAGACTATTATGAATCAGGTGATTACCACGATAGTCAAAACAACATGCCATTAGTTAGTCGATAAAAAAAGGGAGATCCGAAGATCTCCCCAAGTCTGGTAGTAAAGTGGGGCGGTTATATCCGCCCTTCTTTTTATTTGGATCAGAACAAGTTGCTGATGCGAACTCTTCTGTAGTACTGGTTGGTGTTCTGTGTAAGAGCACCCTGTGTTGCAGCAGCAGTACCGTCTGCGAATGGGTTCGATACCATACCGTAACGAGTTTTGAACCCGATTTTTGGCTGGAATGAGTTCTCACCCACGGCACGAACCATCTGTAGTGGTACGTATGGGCAGTAGAACAGACCTGCATCGAATGCAGATGAACCTTTGTATCCAACAACCATGTAGTTTGAACCAGCATATGGATCAATGTACACTCTGTAACGTCCGTTAAGAACACCAGCGAATGTGTTACCAGTTGTGTCAACTTCCAGTGAGTTGCTGTTAAGAGCAGGAGTGTAATCAAGTACACCTGCCATCTGCAGAGCAGATGCAACGTCTGAAGAACAGATCACAATGTTACCTTTACCTCTGCGTGTAGCAGTTGCAATTGCGTTTGCTTCCTGTTCGATCTGGAACATCAGACCTTTGAACTTCTCAACTGACCAACGTCCGTTTGCGTCAACGTCAAGATCGAAGATACCAGCAGCAGCAGTTGCCGCAGCACCTGCAACAGCAGTACCGTAGATTGTACGTACAACTTCACGGTTGATCTCAGTCAGAATTTCTGACTGCAAGATGTTCGCAAGTTCTGTCTCTGCGTCGAGACCGTGAACTGCTTTAAGATCCTGTGCGAGTTCAGTGGTGTATTCCGCTTTCAACGCACGTGTTTTCGCAGCGACTGTTACTTTCTCGATTGAGAACGCCATCTCTGCAAAGTTGGTTCCGCCACCGTCACCCAATGCTTCACCAGCGGCAGTGGTCATACCAGTACCAGTGTCAAAGATTGAAGTGTTAGGAACTGCACCACCAGTTGAACCGGCTTCTGCACCTGCACCTGCGAAGGTAGTGTCTGATTCACCGTGGAATACCTCAGTACCTGACTGAGATGTCTCACGTGAACGCATTGCGAAGATCAGACCAGTTGGGCCTGTCATTGGCTGTACACCAGCAATGTCATATGCAATCAAGTTTGGCATAGAACGTCTGATCAAAGATACAAGTACTGGATCGTAACCTGCTCCTGGCCCTGCGTCTGTTGCCGCACCTGTAAATCCGCCATCAGTACCTACATCGTTTGCAGGCGCTTCTGAAAGAAGTGCAGTCATGTTTGCTGAAGCGTCACCCTCTTGGCGCAGAGCTGACTCTGTGTTTTCAAGGATGGTTGCAGTTACACTTTTACGGTGCTGATCTGCAATTGGTGAAAAAGATTCGTGCTCAAGGATTGGGCCCCACTTTTCCACAAGTTTTTGATAGTTTGACTGTGTCATTTGTTTCTATCTCCTTAGTAGATTATTTACTGAATTTATTTATAAAATTTATTTTTTCAGTTTTAAATTATTTAGATTTTCTTGAGTTGAGAGCCTCAACGAGAGCATTGATTGTGCGATCTTCAGAGATTGGTTTTTTAATCTCTGTCTCTTCAATCATTACTTCGTCTTCTTCGTCAACAACATCGTCTTTCGGAGAAACATTCGTTTCCTTGAAGAATGACTCTTTAATAGTAGAAAGATTCTCTTTATAAGCATCTAGATCATTTGCATCTAAATTCTCAGAAAGAACTTTCAGTCTTTCACGCTGAGACATATTGAGCTCACTCGTCATTTCCTCGAAAACAACTCCAGCATGAAGATCAGAAACTTCTTTTGTAAGACGGATATTTTCGTCTACAACTTTGTTTGACTTCTCTTCAAGATCTTTCATTTCTTCTTCGAGTTCTGAAACGATATCATATGTTTCTTCGTCTACTTTGATGTTGTGTTCTGAGAACAAATCTTTCAAACCGTCCATCAAAGACTCTGCCATCTCTACTTTAATTCCAGCTTCGATAGCAACTTCATTTTCCTCCATCCATTCTGAAACCACATAGTCAAGATATGCATCCAAGTTTTCGACCATGTCGCCAACTTTAGATTCCACTGCTTCAGCCAACTCTGACTCTAGTCTCTCGTTAAGTTCTTCTTCAATCTTCTGAACTTTCTGCGAAACACTTTCGTTAACTGCAGCCTCAAAAACAACTGTTACCTTGTTTCTGAATTCTTCTGAGAGATCCATGCCTTCGAAGATGTCAGCAATTGACTCTTCTACAACGATCTCTTCGATTACTTCTTCTGACTCTGGTGACTCAGCAACTACTTCTTCATTTTCAGATACATCAGCGTCTTCTTTGTATCCTGCTTTCAAAGTTTTAGGTGCTTTATCGCCTTTTGCAGAATCAGCTTTTCTTTTTTTGTCTGAACCGCCTTCAGGTGTAACTGCGCCTGCAGCTGTTGAAACACCATCGTCAGAGACAATTTTCTTTTCATCTGCCATTGTTTTTCTCCTTAAATCTGATTTGATTTATTTATTACAAAAAGTATTTATAAAAATTCAGTTTCTTAACGAACGAATAAATGTTTCAAACATCCTTGCCGCTGTTGACTCGTCGATACGCTTCGTTACCGTCCTGTATGTCTTTTCAACAGTTTCTTGAATTTCTTCAATTACTTCCTCAACTGGTTGGGTTGCAATCCAGTTGCTAGACGCAACATCATAGTAGAATTCTGTATTTTCCATAATACCATTTACAAACGCATTAGGCGCTGATGGGTCTGTAACGATATCTACTGTTGCAAGATGAAAGTCTGGTTGGACTTCCATTACGCCATTCTTCTGTTTAACAGATCCTAGTCCACGTGTGGATACTCCACAACGAACACCTTCGTCGATAAACGTCTTTACGATTTCTCCCATAGGAGTACCAAGAATCTTGGCCTTTCCGTAGAAATCATTTCCTTCCCTATTCATCTGTGTGATCAGGTGAGAAACTCTATCTCCATTGATTTGAGGGCCGTCTGGGTGACCTAACTCACCAAGGGCACGCTTCGTGTCAATGAAGTCTTTTTGATAACGGTTCATTTCATTCTCTAGAACCTCACTAGGATAGATACGACCATTACGATTCTTGAGGTTACCTTGCATGAAGATACCCTCAATAAAGAAGTTCTTTTTATTAGTCGCTTCATCTAGTTCTGTGAGAACATTCATGTCCTCTGTAACTTCTGAAATGAGCTTCATGTCTCTATTCCTCTCAACGAATTAATTTCTTTTATTTATAAATTTTACGACTTATATGCCACTAAACACGTGCATCGTAGTAATTCTTATTCAATTCTCCACGAACGGTTGTCTCACCCACCTTCCTACATCTAATGTAGGTTTCTTGTGTATTACCACCATTTGGTGGGGTGAAAGATCTAACTCCACCCGACACTGTTCCGTTCATATCATCATATGTGTCACTGTCACTCGCAAGTGCAGCGTTGTCGTATTCCCAAATACTGTTACTGCCTGGGACTACAACGTATGCCATTTATGATGCTTCCTTCGCAAACTTCAACATCTCTGCGAACGTCTTTGCGTTCTTCATCAGATCCGCTTCCATCTGTTTACGGTTTTTAGCACCGACTGATTTCATCATACTTTCCAATGCAGCTGCATCGTCTTTAGATAGATTAACAGTCTTACCGTCTTTCAGTTTCATCTTACCCTGTTTAAATGCTTCTTGGATTGACTCATAGTAACCACCATAAGATGCATTGTACTGGTCTTCGTCTGATGGACGATCCATCATAGACATTTCACCTTCTGCATATGCATGTAGACTTTTCATCTGTGCAAAAGCATATGCAAGTTTGTTTTGATACCATTCTTCTGGATCCGATACTTCCATCAGATAGTCATCGATTTCTCTCGCAGCGTATACGATGAATGCCAACTGTTGACGCATCATTGGAATTTCCTGTTGTGGATTTTCCATAACCAACGCATCAATTGCCTCTGCGACTTTATCTGGCATCCCTTTATGTTTGGTCTTTGCAAAATCCTCTAAGTCTTTTTCAGACATAGACTTCGCAAGTTCTTTGACCTCATCAGATGCTTCGTCGTCTTCCATCTCACCACGTTTAAAGGCAAGAGCCATCGCCATCAACTTCTGTTGTGACTTAGATACAGCTTTTTCCTGTAGACTCTCAGACTCCTCATCGTCGTCTTCTCCATCCGCACTTTCTTCGTATGCTTGGTCATAGGCCTTTTCATCTTCGCCTGCAACATAATCAGAAAGACGTTTCAATGCACGACCTTTGCCCTGAATCTCTCCAGTGAACTGACTAGGTTCGGCCACAGGATGATCAAAGACCTGAATCTTGTGCTGATCTTTGAACTTTTGTTCCTCTGGGTTGTTAGGTTGTGCAACCTCTTTAACCGTGAATATGTCTTTAAAGGATTTCATTGTTCTGTTCCTATATCTCTTAATCTATTAGTTTTATTTATTAAACGTCAAATTCATCTTCGGCTGAACCGAATTCTTCTTTTTCAGTTTCAATCTGTTCACGTTCGTCTTTGAATTCTTCTTCAGACATCATCAAGATATTCTTGACTACCCAATTACGTGAATAGTAAACACCAACATGTTCTTCAACATCTCTTAGAGTTGTCATACGTTCACGAATAATCTCAGACTGTTTGAGTTCTTCGAAGTAGTTGTCCTTTATGAAATCATAACGAATTTGGTTTTTGATTTCTTCAAATTCTTCTGGGCCCATTACACCCTTAAGAATCAATTGTTTCTCTAGGATGATATTGAATATTCCAGAGAAACGAGCACGAACACGACGAATAAATTTACCAAACTTAAGTTCATCACGAGTGATCTCAGATACACGACCAAATGTCGCCATAGTTTCTGGTTCAAGTCTCGAAATTGGAACCTTAAGTGATTTGTATAATTTACGTTGGAAATACTGTAGGTTCTCGTCAGTTGAAAGTGCCTGTGCACCACCGCCTGCAAGAGTATCAACCTCTGTAGATCTCTCACCACCACGACGAGGGAACCAGAAGTCTTCTGTCATTGTCATCATCTTACGGGCATCAGTGATTTCACCAGTTGCAGAGTTATACTGCAGTTTGTTCTTATGACGTACCATCATATCACGTAGGTATTGTTCTGCCTTCGCCTTTGGAAGGTTACCAACGTCGATATAAAAGATTCGTCTCTCTGGTGCACGAGTCAACGTATAGATGACAGTTGCGTCTTCCAACATTCTTAACTGGTTGAGAGGTTTGATTGCTGGGTGCAATTGACCAAGAACCAAAGAGTTACTTTCATTCATCAAACCAGATGTCACACGAGCTACTGAGTCTTTTGATATTCTGTGTGTGTTATCACGTCCACCCATATTGGTTGAACTGTTTCCAAAACCTGTGTCCGAATAAATGTAGTATTCGTTCTTTACTTTCTTGGTAGGGATGCCTGAGGCGCCATCTCTTGCCTTCTTGTCAATCTCACGAATGAGTTTGATTTTTCTTGGGTCAACGTATCGGAGTTCCACAACTCCTCTTTTAAGATCTTCTTCATCAATGATAATGTGAAAATTAAGTCTTCCATCTACGTAGAACCTACTGAATAAATCATATGCGGTATTAGTAAAGTCCATAAGACTCAACACGTTTTCAAATTCTTCTTGCACAGCGTCTTTGATTTT